TGTGTGATCAGTGGGCTGGAGCCTCTACTTGGATGGGAAATCCAGGTGCATACTCCATCGACTATTACACTGGGGCATATTGCCGAAACGCTCAGCCCATAATGGGTAAGGGCGAGTTCATCAACCTGCCGTCGCTATTTAAGCAGACGAAAGGCAGAAAGGACAACGACGTGTGTCATTTGAAGCCTGATGCTGGGTCAAGCGACCTAGCAACCTTGGCCACTTCCAGTGGCGTGCCAATTCTTCCTACAGGCGTTGCATCAAATAGGATTACCTATTATGGTAGCAGCAGTACTATAGGATGGTTGCATACCAGACGATATTCAGTTTGGATCGAAAACGATAAACTTACTGATATCGACTGGGGTTACGGCTCGGGGTCTATTAAGATCTTTGTCGTAACTGCCTACTGGAACGGAGATTCCTTGGTGCATAAATGTGCATCGTGCGAGTTTTTCTACTCGGGGAGTAGCCGTTCGTCGTTCAACTGCACACGAATATCGAATAACGATTTCGTAGCAGCATTACCTGATGAGTACAGGGAGTACCTTATTGGTACTTCACCGGGTTCCTTACTTCATACATATAGGAACAATGGTCGATTTTATTGGTATGGATTTGGAGAACGTATGGTTCAATACGTCTTCAACCGCCTTCTTAAAGTCGACCTCGGGTACCATATTTGGCTAAAGTGTCCTTTTTCAGACGCATCCCCTATTTTCGGGAAGCCTTATAAGGTTCACAATGTACCGTCAGAACTACCGCCGGATCTCTTTTTATTTAATGAATATGAGAGATTTGACGGAACATCGCTTTTGTTGCTTGGTGGCGGTGTCTCCAATAACGAATATTGGAGGCAACGGCTAATGCAACATGCTTTTCTTGATGCATGTGACAAGTTGCCCAAGTTGAATGATAATTCTATATCAAATGTTAAAGATTTGTGTAGTTTTATCTATTCTTTGGTTGTCAAGCACAAGATTGAGATACCTAAGAACTGGCAATCTTGGTGGCTATCTTATCGGTATGTTTATAAGACAACCGAGTTAGACGTCAAGGAAGCTGTTTCTTATGTCAATCGCCATATCAGCGACGAGATGTGGAAGACAGGTATCTCATCCTACGGGCTATCCACTGAGCAAGTTTGCGACGTGGATGTAACTTGTAGGGTGCGTATTCGGGTTCGGTCTAATGATGTTGACCGAATACATAAGATTTGGAAAAAGCTTGTTGAAACAGGCCTATCTCCTGATCTATATGTCATGTGGGACATGTTGCCCTATAGCTTTATCGTTGACTGGTTTATACCCGTTGGTGATATGCTAGCTGCCGAAGACGCGCGATATGTGTACATTGAGAGTGGGTGGTATAATTACGAATCTATTGTATATTCATTGAGTTATGATATACATCAGAATGGTAATAAATATCATGCGTACACTAGATGGGTCGAAGCGAGCCCTCCTAAACTCTCAGGTTACTATTGGTTTGGCAATAAGTCAACCTCAGATAAGACAATTATCATGAGAATAATTGACTCTGCCGCACTCCTCATTAAATGAAAGGAGGTTACCATGAGATCAAGTAAATTTGGTTTCACGAACACTGAGGATAGTGCTAATGCTTTAACTCAAAAGGCACTAGGACTGACCTCAAACTACGCCATCACTGAGGAAGGAGCAAATTCTGCTGTGCTTAATAATAAGACAGCGCCTCTTGATATACAAGAGGTTGTCTCCTTTAAAAGTGAGAAGATCAACAAACTGAAGACGAACGCTGTAAATATACAGTACCCATCTCCAGTGACCCAGGGCATCTCGTACTCTGTTCAGGTTACAGATACATTATCTACAACCGACAGTGTTGATGCTACCTTTAGGGTAGATGAGGCAATTGTTTGCACCATCTCTTTCAGGCACCCTCACAGCGGCAATATTTCCGGTGAGCACATCGCAACTGTATTTGGACGTGCAGTTTCTGCGCTTAGAAAGGCAGACGGAACTTGGCGCTTCGACGACCTCATGCGAGGCGCAGAAAGACCTGTTACTGATTAACATCAAGAAAGGAGGCTAATATGAATATTAGTCAAGAAGTCCTAACAAGGGACGAAGCAGCTCAGATAGCAAAACTGGACTGCACCAAACATAATGGACCAAAGGAATATGTTCAAAAGAACACCTTTACCTATTATGTGGCCATCAATACTTGGTATCACCTTATTGATGTCCGAGATAAGTGGGCAGCGGCCGCTTTACTGGACTATATCCAGCGTAACGGTTTATTGCATACCATTAAAGTATGCGACAAGGATGCTTCCTGCTTAGTCAAGGGTGAGGAATTATCTCAGATCGGGCGTATAATCGTCCAGATCTCAAAGGATTCTTGTGTGACAAATTACTTTGCCAAAGATCCTGAGAAAAACTTCCTCAGAGATGACCTTGCCACAGCGCTGCAATTGCTTAGATATCTCAAGCGTTTCTCCCCATTAGATAATGATTGGGTAAAAACAGAGAGTATCAATAATTTTCTGAGTAACGAAAATTATACAAAGCAAAAACAGCGGTGTGAGTACCCCTACTGGTTAATCTCATGCATCTCGGAAGAGATTGAAGAGATTATTGATTGGGAACAAGTAATTCATATCATCGATTCGATGGATGATTACGACTTCTCAATTCCAGAGGGTACGACATATGAGGGTTATCATCATCTTAATGAGAAGATTGATGCTATATTCTCTCAACATCCCGAGTGCGCTTATCGCCCATTCGGCCTTCCTTTTGTCTTTCCGTACTATTCGAAGAATACGGATGATGACACTAGTAGGGTGCAAGCGGTACCTAAGTCTTATAAAGCTGCTAGGATTATTGCGATGGAGCCTGTTTACAGACAAGCTCGTGCAAACTTTTTGTCCAAGCGGCTTCAGAGACTCTTGCCCGAGTGCATTGATGTAACTGACCAGACCAGGAACCAAAAATTGGCTTGGGCTGGCAGTAGAACCGGAGATTATGCCACTCTAGACGCATCCAATGCTTCAGATTTAATATCGAAGACATTGTTTCGGTCTGTTATTCCTTCAGAAGTGGTAAAGAGGATTGATCCTCTTTTTAGCCATTATACTGAGGTAAATGGTACTAAAAGAACGATGCAGATGATGTCCACGGCTGGACATTCACTTACATTTATCTTTGAGACCATTATCTATTATGGAATAGCTGCAGCGGCATGTAAGTACTGTTCTTTATTCACCAACGAGACGTATTATACGTCTGTCTATGGTGATGATGTCGTCATCTCATCTGATGCGGCGAGGACAGCAATTGAGTTCTATTCTATGCTGGGCTTAAAGATAAATGAGGATAAATCATTTATCTCAGGTCCGTATAGAGAGTCCTGTGGGGAGGAATATTACCGAGGCTGTAATGTCTCTAGTAATTATTACCCCCGCTTCCCCGTAGTTGGGACTATCTCGTCCAAGTCTATTAGTTTAGGCGTTAGGACGTACCGTGATACTTATCGCGGAAAAATAGATGATTCCACTACGATGTTGGTGGACTTGCAGAAAAGGTTATTTGGTTTATCTTATACCAGCTCCCTATTCGTATGGGAGGTGGTTAAGACGGCCAGGTCGAAGATTACCTCTTCCTCCTTTGGAACCATCTGCAATGATTTGTGGGCATCGGTTGACTCCGGACAACCGTATAATGTCACAGACCACGTTAAGGATTTGGATGGAAATAAAGTAATAATTCCACCAAAAGTAGCAGCCTTATGTGAGACTCAGAAGCATAGCTATGCTTCAATCCAGTATCGGCTTGGAAAGAAAAACCATCCGATTTCCGAACGAAATTTTGATATTTTTAGATATCAAAGCTTCTTACGGTCTGGACCAAGTTACTCAGACGGATTATCAGAACTCCTTGGGGTATCCGATCCCCCGATGAGTCTTGAAGCCTACATGGGTGACGGAGTGTTAGTCTGGAGGTACGAATTTTAATTCGTTCCTCTCACTAATACACTAATAGTTACGAGTTTTACTCGGGAGATAGGGGTGGTGTTTTGCTACAACACATATACATATATATGCTGG